TAGGCTCTAAGGCTTCCAGCTTCTTCTTCGCTAAAGTAAGTCTACGCTTTGCGTCAGTCTGCTTGCGTTTGGCTGCACTAAGCTTCTTATCTTCTGAAGTCTTAGGCTTCCTCTTACGATTGTCCTTAGCAAGCTCCTTGAGCCGCTTAGAGGGGTTATCGCTGCCTTTACCACGCCGGGACTTCCAAATGAATATTAGCCCCTGATGGCTTATCTTATCGCCTGTCTTAGAAGTGAGCCACTCAGCAGTCTTACGAGTGGAGTGGCCTTCTTCAAGATAGTCCAGTGCGTCTTCTACTAAGCTGGCTTTTTCTTTATCTGCTACAAGTACCAACGGATCATCGTCAGCCTCTTTGTAAGCATATGGTATTTTAGAAGTCTTATTTGGTCTGACTTTATTTAGCCAAATACTCAATCTGCATTCTTAGGTGGTAGAATAAACATAGCACCGCCCGTATTCTTGACCTCGACTTGCTCTTTCTTAACTAGGCCAGTGCGGTCTAGTATCTGAGCAGCCGCTGCAATGGAGTTTCTTGCTCCCATAGCACCTGGGTCATCTAGAACGTCTACCATGCCCCACGCGGCTTTAGGGGCGTTCATAGCCAGCATCATCGATGCCCGTTCATTGATCTCATCTTTAAGCGAAGACACCAAAGAATTGATGGACGAAGTCTCAGCGTAGTTGGCTATGTTCATAGCTTTCCTAATACTGCCCTTGCACTCCTCCGACATAAGAGCTTCTAAGAAAACAGTTTGCTTATCGGTTAATTGCTTTTCGTCAGCCATTACGCCTTAGCCTTCTTCTTAGTATGACTTAGGTTTTTACTTTTAGTGGTGTGTTTTGTACCCGTCATCAACTTGCCATCCGTCTTATGGGTAGGACCAGTGTAACGTTTACCGTTAGGAAGATAATGAGGTTTGTCTTTAGCCATGCTATTTACCCTTCTTTTTAGCTTTATTCTTTTTAGAATTAGGGAAACCAGCTTTCATATCCGCATAAGCTTTAGGGCTTATTGTTGACTTTTTCTTAGTGCGGCTTTTGCCAGACTTTTGCTGTTTATTCATGTTTTCGTATAAAGACATTTCTAATTCCCCATTTCTGGTCGGTAGTCTTTAGGAAAGTAGACTAGGACATAGGTCTGGCACTCAGGGCAGGAGTGATTGCTAACGATAAGGTAATCATCCTCATCCTCGCCATCATGGTCTCCGCCATGTATTAAATCAGCATTGCAGTGAGGGCATTTCATGTGACTACTTCTTTTTCTTAGCTGCCATGCCGCC